GTCGTTGATTAACTGCGGTTGAGTTTCATATTTTCTATGAACAGAACAGCCCAGGTGTTAACGCCACCACGCGGTAGTACATTGTCAATAGTTCGGCACCAGAATGGAGAGGTGCCTGACTTCTTGACAAACACTAGTTCGTCAGCACGACGATCTAAGTGGGAAACTCTACGTTTCGAGACGACAAAATCTCTAGACGTAGTCCTGCTCGCAACTGTCCTTGCGGACATCTTCCAAAGTATATCTTGGATGAAACCTTCCTCATTAAAATGGGAAGGTCGAAGGACATCATCAAACAGAACCTTAAACGTCGGTTTTTTGGCGCTAAGGAATTTATACTGGTAGACGATGTTTTGGCGGTGCCGTGATGGTTGTCCATCATTTGACCCACTAGGAGTGAGAGTCGCGGCCTTGTCTCCGACAGTTCGAATGTTGCAAGCAGCGGGGTATGGAGTCTTGATCCCCGCATTGTCGCTCAAATCACTGGGTATTGAAAATGAAGCCCAGTGGGGAGGGCATATGCTATGAACAGGCAGTACTATCTTATGGATAGCTGACCATCTGTTAAGCCGATTTGCCAGGGAAAAGCAATCGGCTAAGCAATCAAGCCTTTTACAGTAAACTCCCCGTACGTCTTCGCCATCGTAAAAGTCTGCACCACAGGATTCCCGAAAGAACCCTGTATGGAAAGACTTGCTGGCATTGACGATGAAACCTAGAGATTCTAGAGCTCTGACAACTTGATTATAGCGGCCATTAGGCGCGATAATGTCGTCACCAAAGACTCCATAAGGGCTACTGATTCTATCGAACCGGACAGCCCGCTTATTTTCTAAAGCTCTTAGACAGAGCGAAAAGATATAAGTCTCTAGAGGGAAAGTAAAACCGTTACCCATGGAAGACACCATTTTTAAAGGGATAAGCTCGTCCTTTAATAACGTGTGAGTGCAGCGGCAATCTTCAATTGCAGCATATAACTCACTAGGCAAGACGGCCTGACACAAAGAAAGCGATATTGTATCGCTCGCAGCGTGTAGGTCAATCGTGCAGACGTCTCCCAGTATGCTACCGCGTCGCGCTAAGGACCGATTGCGATCAGGCTGTAAGGCCGGATCGTAACCACAAGTACGCGAAAGCGTATCTGTGATAAAATCACCTAGCGCAAGTTGATAAATCATATTGAGGGATGGTTCCGTACATATAGTACGGTCGACTTTGGTTGTTTTCCGTACAACGGAGAGCGAAGAACCGGCCACAATCGTAAGACGTTTTTGAGTGAGCTTAATTCTTGCGAATTCAGCTTTGTCTAGTCCTAGAGCTTTCAGAGCACCAAAATACGGTGCATACAGATTCGCATTAGTGGCAGTTAACTCATTGACAAAAAGCTTCTCGAAGCGCGAATTGCGACCGCGAGATCCAACAGACGCGCCTGGACCGACCTTCATACTCCTAAGGAGGAGATGGGGCCAATCAGGAACACTGGGGAAATCATTTTCAGAGAGTCGACGCATTTCTGCGATGAGCTCTGAATCTGAGACCGAATAGTCCGCACAGGCGTTATTAGACGACCTGAACGATTCATAGGCAGCCAATTCCCTTACAGGATCTGGCGCATTCGGTATGAACTTTTTGTCCAAGGACTCGTATAGCGCAACACGAGCTACGTATTCAGGGTCAACCCGAATAGGTGCAGCTAGTACAGCGTTTAGAGTATGGTTAACCTTTAGACTCTCTTTTAAAGTTGAAAGAGCACTCTGAGAATAAATGTTCATCAGACACCTTAAGTTAGTTACAGGATGTTGTTAACTAAAGTATCACCAATACCGGCTGACGCTTGAGACAACCCGCCGATGTGCGCGCTTAAAGCGGCACGGACGTTGGCTGCATCGTACGTTTCAGCACCTGCAGGTACCTCAATCTCAGTTCTGATTGTAAGTACACGCGCTGGCTGATTAGCGGCAATGGTGACTCCCTTACGAGTAATAAATGAA